ACGCAGGTTTGACAGTGAGCCAGACCGGTGTCGACACGAGCGGCGCCAGATATGTGGGCGACGTTGGGGTGTCGACGGTGACACCATGACGGACATCATCCAGCCATATCTGATCAAGGCATCGTTTCGCGGCATCGAGTTCGAAACGGACAGCAACGGCGACTCTGGTGGCCGCCGGATTGTCACGCACGAATATCCGAATCGCGAAGACTGGTACAACGAGGACCTCGGGCGCGCGAAGGAACCGATCAGGTTCGAGGGCTACATCACGGAGCCCGATCTCGCGCGCAAGCGGGAAGCGCTACTCGCCGCGCTGCGTCAGCCGGGGCCCGGATCGTTCTATCACCCGTACGAGCGCCGTTACATCGACGTAAGCGTTGCCACATGGGATCTGCACGCGTCGAAGGAGCAGCTCGGCCGTTTCGATCTGTCGCTCGAACTGGTGCGCGAGGGCGGCGAAGCATCGCCGCTTCAGGTAACCAATAACCGCGGGTTGATCGCAGATGACGCGCAGTCACTTGGCGATCTGTCAATTGCTGCGTACCTCGACACCATCGCGTCGGGCGACATGGCGCACGATATTCGTGTGGCGGTTGACGGCTATCTATCCACGGCTGTAGCCTGGGTCGGGCAGGCAAGCGCGCTGTCATTCATCGCATCGAATTTCGATCTGCAGGGGCTGATCGCAGTGGCGTCGGCATTCGTGCCCGGTAGCTTCGGTACGGTCGATACAGCCCTGTCGCTGGTCGATCTGGTGCGGGGGCTGACGTCGGTTTTCAATCAGCGCATCGACCAGCCCGAGACGACGCTCAATGGTGCGCCGCCGATTGACGTGCAGACGTCGCCTCAAACTGCGTTTCAACCGGCCGCGCTTCTGATGCAGTCGCTGCGGGACACTGCTGATATCACGTTGCCGCGCGTCGACGGCGACGCAGGTCAGACCGTGATTCTGAACGGCGCCGCACAGGCGATCGAATCGCTTGTCTCGCGCACGGCGCTGGGCGAACTCGGCCAGATTGTGCTCGATGCAGATTATCCCGATCGCGATACCGCCATGGCTGCGCGCTATGACTTCGCACAGCGCATCGTGGATGCGCAGGCGCAGGCGGCGCGCGACCAGCAGATGGAGATCCATCAAACCCTCACGGACATGCTGCGTCACGTCGGCGAGCAGTTCGCGAACGTGGCGGATTCACTGCAGCCAGTAGACATCCTGAGCGGCTCTGTGCGTCGCACGTCGCTGTCGGTGGCCTACGACCTTTACGACGATCCGACGCGGGCGATTGAGCTGATCGATCGCAATGGCGCAATGAATGGCTCTTTCCTTCCACCACAGATTCAATATGCCCGCAACGCAAGCGACTGAATATCCGGATCTCGTCACACTGGAAGTCGATGGTCTCACGTTCAAGGGCTGGAAGTCCGTGAAGGTTACCCAGTCGATCAAGCAGGGAGCGATCGCATTCGGCCTGCAGGTGACAGAGAAATGGTCAGGCCGCAGTGAGGCGTGGCGCATCCAGCCCGGTGCCGCAGCGCGCCTGCTGATCGACGGCATCCTGGTATGCACAGGATTTGTCGACGCGCCGGAATTCGAAATTGATGATCAGGACCACTCGGTGAATATCAGTGGCCGTTCGCGTGCCTGCGATCTGGTCGATTCCTCGACGGTTGTGCCAGGCGGGAATTTTCGCGGCGCGAATGCGCTCTCGATCATTTCGGCGATCGTGAAACCGTACGGTATCGCGGTGCATGTTGATGAGCCGGACGACGCGCCGACGCGCGTGGCAAACGCACGCTTTGGCAAGTCGGGCGGCGCGAGCCTGCACAAGGTCGGGAAGAAACTCGGCCCGGGCAAATCGCGCATTGGTAACTTCGAAATCAATCAGGGAGAGAAAGCATATGAAACAATCCAACGGCTGTGCAAGCTGTCGGGCCTTCTGGTCTTCAGCCGCCCGGATGGAGATATCCAGATTGCCCGGGCTGGCGAAGACCGCTATTCGTTCCAACTACCCCCAGTCAGGCACGCTCAGGCAAAATTCGACTGGTCAAAACGCTTCTCCGGGTACATCTGCAAAGGGCAGCAGAGCGACCCTCATTTCGGGAATGCTGGGGCGGCTGCGGTAGTCTGGACCAATGCCGAGCACGCGGCCTATGTGAAGAGGGCGCAGGCACACCTTGCGCCTTCGGCCAGCGTCACCGATCCGCAGATCGCGACCTACACCAGCCCAACTGGCAAGCGGACGACGCGCTACCGTCCGTGCATAGTGCGGCCGGAAGGGCCGACCGATCATGCGGCGACACTCGAGCGCGCCAAATGGCAGATGGCTCGCGACTATGGTGAATCGATCAACCTGAAGGTGAAGGTCCGAGGGTTTCATGCACCCGACGGCACACTCTGGCAGGTCAACCGGTTGATACACGTCACAGACGAGCGGCTGAACCTCGATCACGAACTGCTGATCGTCAGCGTCGAATTCAACAAGGGCGCGGAAGGCACGTTGACGGAAATGGAGCTGGCGCCGCAGGGCGCCTTTAGCCCTGAACCTGTGCCGACCTCCTCGGCGGGCAGCGCCAAGGGCAAAAAGTCGGTGCTCTGGCACAGGTAGACGCAGGATAACGAAATGACAGATGCAACCCAGCGCTCCAGAACTACGTTCCGGCGCGCTTTTGTTATGGGCATTGCGCAGGGTGCGAACAAGGTACTCACGCTGGTCGGGCTCTCCGACCAGCAGAAAACGGCAGAGTGGATTGAACCCTACGGCCTCGCCGCGATGCCAAAGACTGGCGCAGAAACCATCGCGCAGTGCATCGACGGGGACGAGTCGCATAACGTCGTGGTGGTAATTGGAGACCGGCGCTTCCGGTTCGACGTGGCCGACGGCGAGGTCGCTCTGTACACCTACATCAACGCTGCGCGGCCGCACCGTTTCCACTTCAAAAACGATGGGACGATTGAGCTGCTCGCTGACGCACTGCGCATCGTGGTGCCAGACGGCGCGGACATCGAGGGCGATGTGCGTATTACCGGTGACATGACGCTGAACGGCAATCTGCAGCAGGTAGGCAACCAGACCGTCACCGGCGATGTGACAGCGAGCGGCACCGTCACCGGCAAAACAAATGTGATGTTTGGGGAAGTGTCGGGCCTCGGTCACCATCACGGTGGCGTGCAGCGCGGCGATGAAATATCGGACGGGCCGCAATGATCACCTGTACACCGACCTATGGCGATGGCTGGGATTTCGTCGGCCCGACGGAAGCGGCCGACGCATGGGATTTTTCGAATCTCCCTGACTGGCAGGTCAAATTCGGGGATCTGGCCGCCGACAACCAGTTGCATAGCGCCGTCATCATCCAGCTTTTCACGGAGGGGCGCGCACCGCGCGACTGCCCGTTTCTGGACAACCCGGAGGACCGCCGCGGCTGGTGGGGCGATGTGTACAGCCCGTTCCCCGTGGGGAGTCTGCTGTGGACCCTCTACCGGCAGCCGCTGACCGACAAGGTTATTGAATTCGCCGGCACATACGCGCGCGACGCACTACAGCCGCTCGTCGATCAGGGCGCTGCCGCGCGGCAGGACTGCACGGTGACAGCGAACAAGACGCAAGGCGCGATGTTCATCCAGCCGCTGCTCTATGGGCGCGACGGACGAATCATCTACAGCCGGGAGTTCCGGCGCTACTGGGTTTCGACCTGACGTCATTCTGATCTGAGTCTCAATGGACCAACCCACTCAAGAAACGCTCATCGAGCGCGTGCGGCAGGGCTTTCGCGCGAAGTTACCGAACTCCGATGCATGGATTTTCCCGAACAACCTGTGGATCGCGGCCACGGTCGTCGGTGGAATGCTCTGGGAGCTCTATGCGCAGGCTGTAGCGATTCTCCGGCAGGCAATGCCGGACTCGGCGACCGGCGTCTGGTTGCAACGCTGGGCCAATCTTTTTCGCGTCTACATCAAGATGCCGACGGCGGCGCGTGGCCCGGTGCTGCTGACCGGCGATGCCCTGACGCCGGTTCTGGCGGGCACGGTGTTCGAGCGCGCCGACGGGATGCAATACACGACGCAGGCAGCTGTGACGCTCGACGATGATGGAACGGGCACCGCTGTCGTGATTTGCACCGCGACCGGATCGGCGACCAACGCGCTGAAGGGCTCGCCGCTCACGCTTTCCTCGAGCGTTCCAGGACTCGATCCGGATGCGGTCGTTGGAGAAGAAGGGCTCGGCGGCGGCGCCGATATCGAAAGCGACGATAGCCTGCGGGCGCGGATGATTGCACGCATGCAGCGACGCAACCGCTACGGCACCCTGCAGGATTACGAAGACTGGGCGCTCGAGGTGTCCGGCATCACGCGGGCGTGGGCCTTTTCTGCGGGCAATGTGATCAACGTCTTCTTCGCGATGGACGATGCCTATCCAGATACATACGGCATTCCGCAGCAGACTGATGCAGTCATCCTCGATGCCTATCTGACCGACCCATGCCGCAAACCGATCGGCGCAATACCGATGGCCCGATTGCCGGTCGGCGTGCCACTGGACCTCACGATCCGCTGCCCGAGCCCGTTCAACGATGCACTCGCCGGTGCCGTTCAGTCGGACCTTGACAGCTATCTGGTGCGCACGGCTTTGCCCGGGCGTGGATATACAGCTCAGGATTTACAGCGGGTGATCGACGCTGCCGCGCTGTTCGACTACACGATTATGCAGTCACAGTTTCCAGCGCAGGCGCCGACCGATATCTTTACGCATGCTGTGATCAATTGGGAGTCTTGCTGATGGCGGACTGCACGATTACCGACGACACGTGCGGCGCCACCGAAGACGACTATCTGCACGCGTTCCAGCAAAACCTCCCGAAGGGTGCGATCTGGTCCCTCGAGGACGACTCACGTGTGATCAGCCGTTTCTGGCATGCGATCGCGACCGGCTTCGCGGCGTGCTCGCAGTTCCTCTGCTCCATCCTGCTTGAGCTTTTTCCGTGTACGGCGACATCAATGCTGCAACGGTGGGCGGATATTTTCGGCTATCCGGGCGACTGCCCGTCGCCCGATCTGACAGCTGATCGTCTGTGCGAATGGATCCTGCTCCAGGACAGCGACTGCGCGGGCCCGACGATCGGTTTCCTGCAGCAGGTAGCCGCCTGGTTGGGATATCCGGAGGCGAGCCTCGCTGAGTGGGGTGTTACGCCATCGTCGCTGGGGTGCGGCCAGGTTGGTTGTATGCAGCTCGGCGGCAGTAGGGATGCGCCGGCGCTCCACGGGTGCCAGCAGTACCTGCTGGTCAAGGTGGGTGCCAACGCTGATACCACCAGCGCCGACATGGGCTGTGCGGAATTTGGATGCAACGATCTTTCCACAGGCAATTGCGCGTCGCCGGTCGCAACGCGTTTTGCACAGGTCGGTTCATGCACTTTCCAGCTCGGTTGTTCGCCGCTTTGCGGTGCCGACCCGCCGCCGATCATGTGTCTGATCGCGAAGCTTGTGCCGGCGCACGTTTGCGTCTTCTATCAGGAGTTCTAGTACATGCAAGGCTTCAATATCAATCAGGTCGCAGAGCCGCCCACCACCGTGCCCGGCCAGATCGTGCCTCCTACCGGTGGCGGAGGCTGGGGTGCGAATTGTCAGCCAGGTATTGATGGATCTACGCCGGATGCCGACATGTTCAACGACCTGATCGGCAATGTCCTTCGGGTGTGCCAGGTCGGCGGTGTGGCGCCAACCCCCAACCGATACGATGACCTGGTGCAGGCGATCGGCGCCATTATCGGTAATGCGTCGCCGAGCAAATTGGGGGCCTTCGGTTATCAGAAGATGCCGGGAGGTTTTATTTTGCAGTGGGGCGCTGCGGCGTCCAATTCATCGGGAGTTGCCACGCTGGTACTTCCAATAGCGTTCCCGAACAATTTATTCGTCGGTCTCGCCAATTACCTTATCAACGGCCCAGGCATTGGATCCACGGTCGCAAACATCTCAAATCTGTCAACCAGAACTGCGGTTGTCGCCGTGGCATCAAATGCGGCAAATGACACCCCCGTGAATGGCGCCAATGTGTGGTTCATTGCTCTAGGGAACTAACGTGTCTCAGAAATTCGCTGCATACGAAACCGATCCAGGTCCGATTACGGCCTTCTACGATAGCGTGGATAGCCCAGTTCCGGCCGATGTCATCAATGTGATTCCTATCACGTACGCACAGTGGCAAGCGTGCCTGTCGGGCTCTGGCTATTCAGTCGCAAATGGCGCGCTTATCGCGTCGACGCCAGCGACACGCGAGGAACTGCTCGAGCAAGCCAGGGTTGATCAGATCGCGGTGTTACAAACCGCATATCGATTGGCATTTGAGCAGCCGGTCGCTTACACGACTGCTGCGGGATATACGGACACCTTCTCGGCAGATGCAGACAGCGTGAACAACCTTGAGGCGATGCTGTCGGCATTCGAGCAGGATCAAAGCTTCCCGATGAATCTGTGGCTCAACGATGCAGGGTCACCGGTGGCGCCGTTCACGTATGCGGATCTGCAGGGGCTTGCAAAGGCAATCGCTAGTCAGGGGACGCCCGACTATCAGCAGTTGCTGTCAAAAATACGCGCTGTGATGACTGCGAACGCCATTGAGGACGTGCAGGCCGTGGTCTGGTGATTAAGGATGTGATCCATGCAAGGCTTTCAAACCAATAGCGTAAGCGCTCCGCCTAACACCATCGAGGGCCAGCTTGTGCCACCCACCGGCACGGGAGGCTGGGGGCGCGACTGCGCTCCCGGCATTGGTGGCACCAAGATCGGGGCGGACGAATCAAATGACCTGCTCGGCAATGTGTTGCGCGTGCTGCAGGTCGCGCGCGTTAATCCAACTGCCAACCGCTATGACGACCTGATCGACGCGCTCAACACCCTGTATCAGGGGCCGTCATCGGATGAGGGCAACGTCCTGCTGGTCGGACTGGATGGGAAGCCGTTGCTGACCGTCGACAAGGCGCAGGGAAATCTGCTGAAAGCTGGAGCAGATGGACTCCTGGTCGAGGTCGAGGCGCAGGACGTCAGTGGTCTTGCCGAGGTTGCGATGAGCGGCAACTTTAAGGACCTGTCCGGCGCTCCTGAACCTTATGTATTACCGGTGGCGACGACGGATACATTGGGCGGAATCAAGGCTGGGCCGGGAACAGGCGTCGCCAAAGATGGCACGATCGGCATTGCACTGTCTGCTGATGCCGGAAACATCATCGGTGTAGGTTCGGACAAGGGTCTATTTGTCTCTGCGACCCCGCCAGCCCCCGCTTCTGATGAAGTGGGTTATTTGCGCGCCAATGGCACGCCGATAACAAGAAACGTCGCGTGGGGAATGGGTGGCCCTCAAGTCACTCCGGGTCCCCGCAAAGTCGTCATTGGCGCTTCAGTAACTGTAGGGTCCGAGCCGTTCACGCTCCTGATCATAGCGGGCGGCACGTATGACATCGAAATGGAACAGAACTGGCAGTGGTCAAGCGGAACGACCGTAGGCAACGCGGCCGGCTCCAGCATCAATCTGATGAAGTTCACGCTGAGCCCCGACCTGAGTACCGTGCAGTCCATTACGTCGATGAACGTATCTCAGAGCCTTTTCGCAAATGCGAACACCACGCAGCTAGTAGCCCAACGGTCGCTGTTTCATGACGTCGTGATCGACGCCAATCCGCTGGTCCAGTACGGAGTTGTGGGCCAATTCGTCAACGGCCAGGCGAATCAGACGGCGGCGATGTCCAACTACGTGTCCAGTGTTAGTCCGTCCGATGGAAGCGTTTTGACCTTGTACGTCTCGCCCGGACTGAAACTGCGTTTCACACCGAAACACTAAGAGAATCTCCCCTTCGTCTTTAGCATCAGCAGCGCTACAGAATACCACTGCATATCAACCCGCCTACGGGCGGTTTTTTCGTTTACGGCCGCCATTGTGCGGCCGTTTCTTTTGGAGGTCCGATGGCTGAACCAGTTTCATCCGCAGGCGCAGCCGCGCTCGCGGGACTGACTAGCGGCGTGGTGATTACCGCGCTGCGTGCGCAGGTCGACCCTGGCATGGTGGTCGGAGTCGTGTGTGGAGCGTTCGTCTACCTGATGCGTTCGCACGAGCCGTCGCGCTGGCGCAAGGCCGTCTATTTTGTTGTCTCGCTTGTGGGCGGCTACTACCTGTCGTTGTGGGCCACGCGCCGATACCCCGAATTGTCCGCGTGGCTGGTCGGTTTCGCCGTGACTGCATCGATCGTGACGGTCGCCGTACTGGTACTCGACTGGGTCGAACGAAACATACAACCGACGCTCGATGCGCTGCTCGCAAAACGTATCGGCAAACTGCCTGGAGGGAAGTCGAATGACGATTCTGCTTGACGAACTGCGCTACGTGTACGCGGTCATGCGCTACCTGCACGCGCGCGACGGGCTGGACTTCATGCTACTGATCCTGAACGGCGCTGTCGCAATGCGCATCGTATGGCGGTTGGCTTTTCCAGACGTTCAGCACGACTCGACCGCGTCGCTGTGGAGCCGAATGTTGCGTACAGCGATCGCGATGTCGTACGCGACGATCGCCGTGCGCATTCTGGGTGGGTGGTACCTGACGCCGTTCGAGCCATCCGAGTTGATACCCAATCTGCTCGTATGTGCCGTCGTCGAGGTCTACCGCGGCGATCTTCGGGCCTTCTGGGAAACGCTGCGCGAGGCACGCGCGAATCGCAAACTCGCCAGTCGGCGAATTATTGGAGGGAAGAGCCATGGTTCCTGACGACTATATCAACGCGCTCGTCGGGCGCGAAGGTGGCTATTCGAACAACCCGGACGACCGTGGCGGCGAGACGATGTGGGGCATCACGGCGGCCACGGCCCGCGCTTACGGTTACACGGGGCCGATGGCGCAAATGGCACGCGATACGGCGCTCGCGATCTACCGCACGCGGTACTGGACGCAACCGAAGTTGGAGCAGATCAATGCGATCGATCCGGAGCTCGCGGAGAAGTTGCTCGACATCGGCGTCAACATGGGGCCGGCCACCGGCGTGAAGTACGTTCAGCGTGCGCTGAACGTGCTGAATCAGCAGGCGCGAAGCTTTCCGGACATCGCCGCCGATGGCGGTATCGGGCCAATAACGCTTGCCGCGCTCAAGTCGTTCTACGCGCAGCGTGGTGCCGACGGCCGGCGTGTCCTGCTTGGCATGGTCAGGTCTCAGCAGTCGGTCCGCTACATCGAGCTTGCGGAAGCAGACGCCAGCCAGGAGACATTCGAGTACGGCTGGCAGCTCAACCGCGCGTTGGGGGTGGGCGCGTGAACTGGAAAGCACTTGTCGCGGCGCTGGTCATCGGTGCGTGCGCGGCCGGCGCCGTGCAGCAATGGCGGCTCAGCGCGCAGATCGCGCGCGGACAGGCTGATCTTGCGAATGCCCAGCACCGGCATACGGCCGACCTGAAAGCCATGTCAGATGCTGCCGCCTCGGCGGCCAGGGCTGCGCTGGCAGAAACCGCGCGCGCCGCTTCTGCTGTCGCAGCGGTCGAAAAAACGTACCGAACGGAACAAGCCAATGCTCAAAAGACGATTGATACTCTTCGCGCCGACGTGCGTGCTGGCGATGTCCGGCTGCGCGTCGTCACCGCAGGGTGCAGTGCAGCCGGTAGCAGTAGCACGTCCGGTGCTGGCTCCGCCGCCGGCGGAACTGATGGAGCCGGAACAGCCGAACTTGACGGACCGACTGCTGACGCTCTTCTCGGTATCACCGGCGACGGGGACCGCGCCATCCGGAAACTGACGGCTTTACAGGAGTACGCAAGGGAGGCGCAGCGCGTGTGTGGAGTGCAGTAGGCCGCATTCGGACGCGCTGCACGCGGTGTAGACACCTTTGGAGGTCCCAATGGCTGAACCGATCATTCCATGGATGGGTGGCAAGCGGCGACTTGCCGATACGTTGCTGCAGCGCTTCCCGCCGCACGAGTGCTACGTCGAACTTTTCGCCGGCGGTGCTGCGTTGTACTTCCTGCGGCCGCCAGCGCAAGTTGAAGTCGTCAACGATATCAACGGCGAGCTGGTGAATCTGTATCGGGTGGTGCAGCATCACATCGAGGAATTCGTGCGCCAGTTCAAATGGGCGCTGTCGAGCCGTCAGGTGTTTCGCTGGTTGCAGGAGACGCGACCGGAGACGCTGACCGATATCCAGCGTGCGGCGCGCTTCTTCTACCTGCAGCAGAACTGTTTTGGTGCGAAGGTGGAAAGGCAGACTTTCGGGACCGCCACGACGTCGCCGCCCGGGTTGAACCTGCTGCGGCTCGAAGAAACCCTGTCCGCTGCGCATCTGCGTCTTTCGTCGACCTACATCGAGCAGCTCGACTGGCGGACGTGCATAGAGCGTTACGACCGCCCCCACACATTTTTCTACATGGACCCGCCGTATTGGGACACGGCCGGCTATGGCGTCGACTTCGATCTTTCGCAATACGAGACCCTGGCTGAGTCGCTCAGGGAAATGAAAGGGCGAGCGATTCTCAGCGTAAACGACAACCCTACGATGCGAACGATATTCGGCGCTTTCCAGCACGAGCTCACGGCAATCGATTACATCGTCGGCGGCGCAGACCACCGCGCGCCGCGGCAAGAAATGATCATCTATAGCTGGGATCGGGAAAAAGAGCCGCCTGGTCTATTTTGAACACCAGATACAGGCGGGGTGGGTTCGAGAGGGAAGTCTCACAGCTTTTCCCTCGCACGACGCTTCAACATCTCTTCACGCTCGTATGACCGCGACTCGTCCGATCGCGCATAGTCGCTGACGTATTTGAATTTACCCAGCGGCGGCGTGTCGTCAATATCGCCGACGCGCAGCACTTCCTGCGCGATCCGGATACGCAGCGTCATCAATGGTTCGCCGGCCTTCACCAATACCGGGTCCGCGGCTCGTGCCTCCTGGACGCCGGCATCGATCAGGTTGCGCAGATCCAGCAGCGTGAGCCGATACCGCTGAATCTCCAGGATCAGCCGCTTGGCAGCCTGCTCGTCGCGCATGCGCCACCACCCGCGCAATTCGACTAGCGACGGCGAAACGAATTCGGGCAACTTCATTCTGGAGCGCTAAACGTTCGGGCCACGTAGCACCGCAATCCAGCTTCCAGTCGGCCGTCTCCCATCCACAGCCCTTCTGCGGCGTTCGGAAATCCGTAATTCTTCGCCGGTCCGATGCCCGCGACGAACTGGTTCCCGAACTCGGCGTCTACAGCTAACACCACAACGATGCCTTCGCGCTCGATGATCGAGCTTCCGAGCGCGTCATCTGAGGAAAACGCTGGTGGCGGCACCGCTATGGGCGCTGACGCGGCGTGACCGTTTTCGCGTTCAGCACACGCAACCCAGTAATCCAGTTGAGCACCCTTAAGGGCCGAAGTATCCATGGTTCCCCCCTGATTTCGTCAGACGAGTTTCCCCGCAACGACGAAAAACACTGTATGGATGTACAGTATATATAGGAGCCGGGGCAGTATCATAGAGTTGTCTCAAAAATACGGAGGCGGCCATGTGCTACTCGGCGCAGATTGAAGCTGACTGGCGAAAGTTCACGAAGGAGTTCGGTGCGCGGTTGAGCTTGCGCGAGTTCGCGCAGCTTTACTGGGAGCGGGCAAATGGCGCGAAGGTGAAGATTCCGAAGGCGATAGACGCATCATTCGCCTGTCCGCAGGACGACGGGCAGCGCGAGATCAAGGCCGCGATCGATCGGTTCAATGTCGACCAGGCCACGGCGCTTGAGCAGGAGTTGTTCAGGCAGCGGACGAGGCTCGCCGACGCCGAGCGGACACTGCAGACTAAGACCACCAAAGCGGCCACCGAGAGTAAGCGCATCGCCGCGGACAAGATCGACGCGACGATTCGCCGGCTGGACGATCTCCGACGAACGGAGCTGAAGGATCGCGACTCGCGTATCTTTCCGGGCACCTATGCGCCGGTCATGGTCATTGAGGACGGCCAGCGGGTAGTCAAACCGATGCGCTATCAGTGCCGACCCGCGGGCAAGCCGAAGCTCTACGACTCGAAGTTTCCCGGCACGTACAACGCCCGGCGCGGCAACTTGGAGGGCTTCTGGAAAGGGCTATTCGGCTACTCGCACGGCCTGATGGTCGTCAGCGCATTTTACGAGAACGTCAGCCGCCACAAGATGGAAGGGCGCGACCTGCAGGACGGCGAGAAGGATGAAAATGTCGTCCTAGAGTTTCGCCCGAACACAGGTGGCGAAATGCTGGTCGCCTGTCTATGGTCGCACTGGAAGGCGCCGGGCGAGCCAGACCTCCTGTCGTTTGCTGCTATCACCGACCAGCCACCGCCCGAGGTCGTCGCCGCCGGCCACGACCGCTGCATCGTGCCGATTAAGCGGGAAAACGTCGACGCGTGGCTGAATCCCGATCCGAAGCAACTCGCGGCGCTGCATGCGATCCTCGACGATCGCGACCGTCCCTACTACGAACATCGCTTAGCGGCATAGTTGTATTCGTTAGGCCGTGACCCGGTACGAGCAGCAGTCTGCATCCGCCCGCGGTCGGGCCAGTAGCGGACGGTCGTCGACATTGTTCCGTAGCGGTCATACCCCTATGAGGCCGAAGGCGACCAACGCAGAATCCGCTTGATGATCCAGGACACGCCGTTGCCTCCGACTAAAAAGGCTTCACGTCTTCGTTTCAAAGGTTGAAAGGGGACGAGCCCAACGGCATACTGTCTCACAATAAAAATACGTTACGGGATCCCGTATGGACACAATTGTAATTGCGAGTGACGAAGGGTCCCGAGAAGCGGACATCAACATGGAGTTCGACTTCGGCAAGCACGGCGACAAGGCGTTGCGTCAATATCGCGACAAGCACGGCCTATATTCTGGGCTTGTCGAGACTGCCGTAAGCGTCATGAAGAGCGCATTATCTGCTGGTGGGTTGAAGGTCCAGTCTGTTGAAGGTAGGGCAAAGGCATTCGAAAGTTTCGTAGAAAAGGCCAGCAAACCTTCGGATGAAGATCCGGATAAACCGAAGTATGTTGATCCGATATCGCAAATTACCGACCTTGCTGGGATCCGCGTAATTGCGTTTCAACCCAGAGTAGTTGAGGAAATCTGCAAGCTGATCCATCGTGAATTCAAGGTTTCCGAATTCCAGGACAAGTCCGAGGCGTTGATCAACCAGGGAAAATTCGGCTACCAGAGTTTTCATTTCCTGGTGACGTTGACCGATGCTCGGTGTCAGTTCGCCGAATATGCTCGATTCAAAGACGTAGTCTTCGAAATCCAAGTTCGTACCGTCCTCCAGCACGCCTGGGCGGAAATGGAGCACGACATCCAGTATAAGAACGAAGCCGTTATTCCGATTAGTATCCGCAGACGGTTTATCGCGCTTGCAGGCATGCTGGAGATGGCTGACAGGGAATTCGAGTCGTTACAGGAAGCTGACCAGAAACTGCGAGAGGAAGCAAGAATTTCGGTGAAGTCGGGTGATTTGGGGGCCGTAGAAATAACTCCCGACTCGCTAAAGTCCTATCTAGATAACCGCTTTGGGCCAGATGGTCGCATGAAAGATTTAGGCTATGAGATTGCCGCTGATCATCTCATCGAGATGGGGTTTTCTACGCTTGCACAGGTTGAAGAGTGCGTTAGTGGTTACGACGACGATAAGATAAGTCGCACAGTCTGGGGCAGCCGGCAAGGACAGCTAAGTCGGTTCGATGAAACGCTGATGGCAGCTATGGGAGAAGTCTATCTCCAACGACATCCATACATGAAACACGAGTACTTTGCTGCGCGTTATCCTGAAAAGCTTGCGCAGATGCAACAAAATGGCCTTGAAACCGGGTCGTACGATCCTCTTGCAAGGCAATGAACCACTGTTTGATTGCAGAGATTCACACGGCGCTCTCTCAATGTCTGCTTTGCCAAGGCTTGGCGGACCGCTCCTGGTCGATTTGGTGCATTCGCCGTCAGCCCGAGTTCGGCCGAG